TCAGCCGATTTATGAAGAATGGCTTACAGAGGCAGTAGCCAAAGGACGTATTTCGGCCCCCGGTTTTTTCAATGACCCAGCCGTGCGTGCCGCCTGGTGCGGTTCAGAATGGTATGGCCCAAGCCAAGGGCAGTTAGACCCACTGAAAGAAGCGAATGCAGCCAAAGTTCGTGTTGCCGAGGAATTTAGCACTCGCGAGCGTGAGGCTGCAGAAATAACCGGTATGAGTTGGGATGCGATTCACCCAGTTCGTGCGCGTGAAGAACGTTTGCGCCGTGAAGATGGTACAGCCATTGATAACAACGGCATGATTCAATCAGACCCCGATACAGATTCCAGCGGGGATGGAGGCGATAACCCATGAGTTTCTGGCTATTTAAAAATGCAGCCGCTTCAGATGAGGCAGAATTGCAGGTTTACGGCGATATCGGTGAATGGTCCGATGTTGATAGTCGTGAATTCACAAACCAATTAAAGAAAATCACCGCAAAACGTATCAGCGTGCGCATTAATTCTGGTGGCGGGTCTGTTTTTACCGCTCAGGCTATTTTATCAAGCCTGCGGCGCCACAAGGCTGATGTGTACGTTTACATTGACGGTTTGGCCGCTAGTGCTGCGTCGGTTATCGCTATGGCGGGTGACTTTATTGTGATGCCATCTAATTCAATGATGATGATTCATAACCCGGCTACTATAAGCTGGGGTGAAGCCAAGGACATGCGTAAAATCGCCGATACATTAGACAAAGTTCGTGACACCATTGTTGCGGCTTATAAAGATCGTACCGGACTTGCTGAGCAAAAAATCATCGAACTGATGGACGAAGAAACATGGATGACCGCTGCAGAGGCGGTTGAACTGGGGTTTGCAGACGAAATTGAAGACTATCAAAACATTGCAGCCAGCGTTCAAAGTGGTACGATGTTTGTCAACGGAATTCAGGTCGATGCTAGTCGTTATAAGCATATACCCGAAGCCTGGGCAAAAGCTGAGCCCGAAATTACAGATTCACATGATCAACCCGGCAAAACGGCCGGAGAAACTGAGGAAACGGAGACCGAACCTATGAACCTCGAAGAACTCAAGGCCAAACATCCCGATCTGTACAAGCAGATTGTTGATGATGCCGAAAAGGCCGGTGTTGAAAAAGAGCGCGCGCGCATAAAAGACATCGAAGATATGGCGATGCCTGGCCATGACGAAATGGTCAATAAAGCCAAGTTTGATTCTGGTATTACCGCCGAACAACTGGCGGTTGATATCGTCAAGGCTGAAAAGCAACGCGGTAAAGATTATCTTAATAATCGTGATCAAGATGGTGATCTTGATGTCGACGCAACCGTCGATGATGGAAATCCGCCTGATGCAAGCGCCAGCGCTGATGATGCGAAGCGTGATTCATGGCGTGCGGCCGCTAAGTCAGTCACCGCGCGAAAAAAACCATCCATTTTCCGTAATAAGGGGGAATAAGTCATGGCCGAGGTATTCGCTTATGACAGCCTGTTTGCTGGCAAAGTTCAGCCAGTGGTTGCAGGCGCCGAAACAATTACAGGTGGTGCTGCATTAACCCGTGGCACTGTATTGGGTATTATTACGGCAACTGGCCTGTGTAAGCCGGTTGATGATTCGTTGACCGATGGTGCCGAAAACGTTTATGCCGTTCTGGCAGAAGACGCTGACGCCAGTGGCGGCGATGTTGAAGCGCCGGTGTATTACACAGGCGAATTCAATGAATCCGCATTGACATTTGGTGGCGATGATACTGCAGCTGATCACAAAGTCGCTGCGCGTAATATTGGCATGTTTTTTAAATCGGCCGTTTCGGTCTAATTAGGGGGCGTTGAGCTATGGCTATTAGCATGTTCGACACGCGGGAAATGATCCCGATGCTTGAGGAAGGGAAAAGCGCCAATACCTTCCTTAAGGACCTGTTCTTTTCAGACGTCCAGACGTTTGAAACAGAAACGGTTGATATTGATATTTGGCAGGGTAAGCGACGTATTGCGCCGTTTGTTGCACCCAAAATAGGTTCTAAAACGGTAGAGCGAATCGGCTTCAAAACCGAGAGCTACAAACCACCGCAAGTCGCGCCCGATATGGTGACCACAGCGGAGGATTTGCTGAAGCGTTCGCCCGGTGAAACCATTTATGGTGCAATGGGGCCAGATGCCCGCGCAGCGCGGCAGCTGACACGAGATATGGTCGAGTTGGATGATATGATCACCCGTCGTGAAGAGGAAATGTGTTCGCAGGCCCTTTTCACCGGTGAAATTAATGTTGTCGGTGAAGGTGTCAACGACACGATCCAATATTGGTCGCAGCTTGCTGCACAAGATCAACCGATTACTGCGCTTGGCGCTGGTTCACGTTGGAATGAATCTGGCGGTGAAATATTAACTAACTTGCGCACTTGGCGCCGCAGTGTTGTGCAGAAATCTGGTATTGCACCATCAAATGCAATTTTGGGAACAGATGCAGCTGAAGCTTTGCTTAATAATGACAAGCTGATCAAGTTGCTGGATACCAGGCGCATTGACATGGGTGAAATCATGCCCGAATTTTTGCCGGATGGTGTCACCTATTACGGTCGCCTAAAGGGTGCTGCCGTTGATTTGTGGGGCTATGATGAATGGTATGTGGATTCCAATGGCGACGAGCAGCCAATGGTACCAGTCAAGAAAGTTTTGCTTGGCTCACCGCGTACCCGGACATCGATGCTGTACGGATGTGTTGTTGACCCGGTTGAGGGTTCATTTGCATTGCCCCGCGTACCAGTAAGCTGGACCCAGCGTAAAGACCCAGCAGGCCGAATCGTGGCTGTGAAGTCTCGACCATTGCCAGTGATTCACCAAATCAATGGGTTCTTTGTCGCTCAGGTGCTGGCATGATTCGCCTGTTACGCAACGTCACTTTTAAGTCAGGCCCCCGCTATGCGGGGGATGACATCAGCGATTTGCCAGAGGATATTATTGCTGATTCTCTGGACAATGGATTGGCTGAGGAAGTTGACGCCGAAGTGACTGGAAAGCTGGTCGGCACTGTCGATGATGATGGTAATATTTCCGAGCTGGATGAATGGAAAGTGCCAGAGCTCAAGCGGTTGGCAAAGGCCCTAGAAATCGAAGGCTCCGATCAGATGAAAAAGGCTGATTTGCTGGTTGCCATCAAAGCCATTGATTTCGACTTGTCCGAATACCTGGCTGGTGATGACGAATGAGCTTTAAAGACGCTGTTGCTGCAGACGTGAAAAACGTTTTCATTAACGGATTAGAATTCGCCGATGAACATGATGTAGATGGCAACTTGATTCAGGTTGTCATCGATGATGATGTGCTTGACGAGCGTTCTGGCCGTGATGGGGGCGGTTTACCGTATGCCGATGGCGTCTTTCGCTCAATGAAAAGGCTATATATCGCTGAGGTTGATCTGCCTCGTCGGCCGGTTAAAGGTGAATTGATGAGCTTGGATGGTGAGGATTATCTCATTGAAAAGTGTGTTTCAAATATGGGCGTGCTTGAAATTGATATTGAAGCGAATGAAACATGAGCCGTGAATTCATAAGTCTTGGTAACGATCGCCTTCAAAAAGCCAAAAATATGCTTGTCGGGTTTGAAAAAGAAATCCCGCAAGTTGTCGCTCGTGCTATAAACCGATCTATAGAAAATGCTCGTTCAAATGTTGTTCGTGAGGTTCGTGACCGTTACAACGTCCGCGCGAAAGATATTCGAACCAGTATTAAAATTTCCCGCGCTAATAAGAATTATCCTACAGCTGTGCTGAGCTCTACTGGTGGCCCGCTGCCAACAATGGCGTTTCAGGTGCGGCCAGGTACCGTTAATGGCAAAAGGCGAACGCCAATCACCGTTAGTGTGAAGAAAGGCCAGTCCGAAAAGTTGGATAGGGCATTTATTGCAATGGTTGGCGGTAAAACCGGTGTTTATGAGCGCATTGGGCAGACACGTTTGCCAATTCGGCAAATGTATGGCCCATCTGTTCCGCAAATGATTGGTAATGATGAAATCGTTAAAGAAATAGCTGACAAGGCTCGTGCAATGCTTGATGATCGTCTCGACCATGAAATAAAACGTGTTTTGGATGGTGCATTGAAATGAATGAAATTTTTCTTTGTCAATCACTGCGCGATCGTTTAACTGCTATCGTTGAACAAATGCAGTTGCCAACTGACACGGATGCAAACACTCTTAAAGCGCCCAGGGTTGTAAGTGGTTTTTTGGAGCCAAAGCGATCACGTGGATCGAAAGAAGATGAGCCAGATTTTCCGTACATCATTGTGCGCCCGCCAAATGGTCAAACTACAGCTGATCAAACCAGTACTGCACAGGTTAATTTGATTATTGGGTGTCATTCTGACGAATTTGATGGGTATGAGTACTGTTTGCATGTCATGTCAGAAGTTCGCCGGGGGTTGATGACTCAGCCAAATTTAAATCCCGATGCTATTGGCTCAGTCTTCCGTATGGAGTACCCTTTTGAATGGGAATTACCAGACGACCAACCTTGGCCCGAATTTTTAATGTTGGTGAAAACGCGATGGACCATAGCAACACCCATCGAAATACCTGACCCGGAGGTGTTCGAATAATGTCACGACGAAATAAAACCAAGCCCGTGGCCGATGTTAATGACACTGATGTCGTTAACAGCGAATCAGTGGCAGAAAAAACTGCAGAAATACCGGCCTCCCTTATGACGCCAAAACAGATCGCAGTAAAAACAAAACCCGAGCCTACTGAAGCCAGTATTTATATTGGCCCAACCATACCCGATGCCGGGTTGGTAAAATCAACCGTTTTTCGATCTGGCAAATTGCCAGCACATGTGCAGCACTTGCTTAATGATTGCGCTGCCTTAAAATCTTTAATCGTGCCCGTTTCTATGCTGGCCGCTGCTGAGGCGAAGCTAAAGCAGACAGCAAGTGTGGAGCGTGCGCGTTACGAAGAAGCCCGCAAACATTTCTCAAAAGGAGCTAACTGATTATGACATATCAGCATGGCGTCAATATTAGCGAGGTCCCAACCTCGGTACTTGCTCCGGTAAACGTGACAGCGGGCTTGCC